TTCTGAGACGAAAGCTTTTGACGTTACCACTATCAACCTTGTTCCACTCGTCCATACGTTCGAGCCAACTGTTCTCATTGTGGACCCTGCTAGAAGTACAAAAGCTTCATCGTCTCTTACTGGCTATGTCGTCGCCTCCCTTACCAACTCCCGTATTACGGTTTGGGAGGCATTCGGGGGTACACACCGTCCTAGTGACATCATTGATACGATCTTTAGTATCTCACAAAGGTATAACCCTACTTTCATCGGAGTTGAAAGGGATGGGCTTGAGGAGTTTATATTCCAACCTTTGCGTAGTGCAATGGTTGAGCGAGGTATATTCCTACCCATCCAACCAATCAAAGCCCCCAAAAACAAGCTTGAGTTCATCCGCAGCCTTCAACCCTTCATCACTTCCGGCGACCTTGTTTCCGCCAAGCCGCTCCCACAATTAGCAACGCAGCTCCAGAATTTCCCCTCCGGCAAAATTGACGTTCTCAACGCCTTAGCCTATGTTCCTCGCATGTATCCAGGCGAGCCCATATATAAGGGGTTTGATCCCCTTCTCCATACTCTGAATAACCCCTTGGACGAGATACGTCCCTCTGCAAAGGTGATTTATGCCATCAACGCTACTTCGACCGATACTGCCGCGGTGGCAATCGCCTACCATAAATCAAGACTTGTTGTCCTTGATGACGTTGTTATTGAGGGTGCCCCCGCGTCCGCAATCCCGGAGGCCCTATCTTATATCCGGGCGCAAGTCGCTCACCCTGGTTCGCTCGTCATCCCCCGGCCTCTCCAGCTCTACGATACCCTTGGACTAAAGGCGATCTTGCGCTCTCAGGGAGAGGCCCCTTCCATGGGTGCCGATCCCGCTCGTTCTCGTGCCCTCTTGCAAACACAGATCGACACTTCTAAACTCGCGGTTGCCCAGAACGCTCTTTGGACCTTGCGCGCCTTAACTTCTGGCTATGCTTATATGCCCAATACTAAAGAGCCTAAGAAGAATTCTTATGCTACGCTCATGCAAGCAATCGAGGCAGCCCTTCCAATATTCCTTAGCCAGAACGAGGACTTAGCCGCGCACTACACAGTAGACTCAAGATCAGGGGTTAAGCATCTCACATCAAGGCCGGATAGACATGGGTGATGCAGTAAACTTTAAATTAAGCAAGTTTGCGGAAAACCTCGCTCGGCAGTTTGAGGCTAAGGGGTGTGTCATTACGCTTACTAGGGACATGGAGCCCAAGACTAAGTTTGATCTGGGGTACTTCAACATAACCCCAACAGAGCTACAAGACGCTGGTTGTGTAGCCATTCATTTGGCTTTTGAGTTAGATCAAGATGGCCGGTAATAACTTAATTTATCTTGAGGACTACACTGAGCCTGAGCACCTGTTAGGTGATGAGGACATTGATAAGCAGCTTGTTAAGCTTTACGAGCGAGCGCGCAAAGCTTTTGAGGATCAGAAAGAGCGCGCTGACGATCTAGCTGACTATTGGGACATTTATAACTGTAAGATAAACGAGCATCAGTTTTATGCTGGTGACTCTAAAGTCTTTGTTCCTCTTGTTAATGCCGCAATCCAAGCAAGGAAAACTCGCTTTGTCAATCAAATCTTCCCCCAATCCAAGCGACACGTTGAAGCCATTACTACGGATGGTACGATACCTGACTCTTTGCTCAGCCTCGCAGAGCACTATATTAGCTCAACTAGACTCCGTACAGAGATTATGCCAGCGCTCTGCGTCAATGGCGACGTGGAGGGCTCTTACCACCTCAGCCTCTCTTGGCGCTCCTTTAGGCGCACTATCAAGAAACGAGTCCGTTCCCCAATAAATCCTCAGTCAGGTGCTACGCAACCTCAGGGTAAAGATGAGGCTATTGTAACCGAGGAAGTTTTGGATGGACGCCCAGAGATCGAGGTCTTACACGATAGCGATATTGTTATCTTCCCAGCAAGTGCGGACTCTATTGAGGACGCTCTTGAAAGGGGTGGAGGGGTCGCAATTATTAGACGCTACTCTAAGGCTGAGATTGAGAGACTTAAAGACGAGGGAGTATTCGACAAAGAAGCCGGGGAAGACCTTATAGAGTCTTTAGAGGATGTCCGGCAAAAGATACCTGAGAAGAATATAAAGAAGAAGCTTACGGAGAACTTGGGTATAAAGCTAGGTAAGGGAGAGCCGCTAGAGGTTTACGAGGTATGGACGAAACTAAAGCTCAAGGAAGAGTCTCTGTCTCCTTCTCCTGTTCGTCATGGAAAGAAGGATACCAAGCCAAAAACATCTCGGAAACTTTGCCAAACTTTTATCAAGGCAGATGGTGTAGCACTTGGGTGCCGGGAAACCATCTTCTGGAACAGCAAAGTCCCCATCCTTTCATGCCCAGTCGTCAAAACCGCAGGTGTATTCAAGGGTGACTCACGAGTTAAGTTCTGCGCCGACATGCAGTACAAGGCTAACGATGCTGTCAACATAGCTATGGACTCGGCTATGTACTCGCTCATGCCCATCGTGATGACTGATCCTAACGACAACCCCCGTGTAGCTTCCATGATTATGAGCATGGCAGCTATCTGGGAGTGTAATCCTAATTCTACTAAGGTTATCCAGTTCCCCGATCTATGGGAGAAAGGTTTCGCAATTGCCGCAAGCGCGAAGGATACCATTCTTCAAATACTCTCAGTCACCCCAGCGACTATTACACAGGGTGCGAGCAAAAAGAAGCCAACTCAGGCGGACATTGCCAACGAGCAGATGGTGGATATCCTTACAACGGCTGATGCTGTTACGACTTTGGAGGAAGGGATACTAACTCCCCTCCTTCAATGGTTCATTGATTTGGACTATCAGTTTAGGGACCGCGAGCTTACGATTAAGAAGTACGGCCCCCTTGGTGTTGAAGCCCAGATGGAGGAAGTTGAGCCTCTTCAAATGAACGAACGGGTAGAGTTTCGCTGGTTAGGCGTAGAGGCTGCAAGGAACGCGCAACAGATACAGCAGCAAATAGCTGCTATGAACATTCTACGCGGGGTGCCTCCACAGTTCTATGAGGGTTATACCCTCACTCTCCAGCCCGCTATTGCCCAGCTTATCGAGTCTACATTTGGCCCACGCCTCTCTAGGCAGATATTTAGGCCCTCTGCTCTTACGCAGTCTTTACCGGCTGAGCAAGAGAACCTTATGCTCATGGATGGTTTTCAGGTTCATGTCTCCCCTCTTGACAACGATCAGGAACACCTCCAGTCTCATCTCAACTTCCTCAAGACTGGCGGTCCTATTGCCGACAGCCATGCAACCTTGCGAGCCCATATCCAAGAACATATGGTAAGCCTTCAGAAAAAGCAGATGGCTGCCGCACCTGGGGGCCAGCCAGGCACCCCAGGGGGCCAGCAAGGGCGAGGAATGCCAGGCCAGCCCCGGCAGGGGGCAATGCCTGGAAGGCTGCCCACGGGTACGCAATCGCCTCCTGGGGCCATTCCTGCCGATCAAATGAACCCAGCCGCGCGAGCCGCAAGACCACAAAGAGGAAATTCTAGCTAATATGGGAAAGAGGATTGATATAAAGGAAAGGCTTGAGAAATATAGTATCCCCGAGCCTAATTCCGGTTGCTATCTTTGGGTAGGTCGCTATAGCAGAGATGGCTATGGGCAAGTGTACTATAAAGGAACTCAAGCTCGTGCGCATAGAGTTGCGTATTTAGAGCATAAGGAGGATATACCGGAAGGTACGCAGGTATGCCACGCATGTGATGTGCCCATTTGCATTAACCCTAGTCATCTTTTCCTTGGTACACACAAAGTTAATCATGAGGACTGTACGCGCAAAGGCCGTAGGCCCTATGGTGATCGCGCTGGAAGCAGGAAACTCTCGTCTAGGGATATCCCGAAAATTAAAAAGCTTTGGAATAAGGGCTTTTACCAACAAGAAATCGCTGATATGTACGGGGTGCATCAGACTGCTATTAGTCGGATACTTCTAGGTAAAACTTGGAGTCACGCCAATGCTTAGGTTAGTAACCTTAGCCCTAGTTCTTCTCTTCTCAACTTCGGTGGAAGCAAAGCACCACCATCGTCATGTCCACCATTACCATCACGTTCACCATCGTCACGTCCACTACCTCACTACTCCTGGACTTGACTTGGTAACTGTCCAGACTTCTGCTAACAAGCAGATCGTAGTTGCCCGCCATCTAGCTACTCGCTTCCAGTCTCTAATCGCCGATTTAACCTCTGCCGGTTATCATCCCCGTTCTATCCATTGCTTCTCTCTTACTGGCCATGTTCGCCATTCGCTTCACCACGTAGGCGCTGCTTGTGACTTTGATGGCTCTCTTAGCCGTTCCCCCTTCATGCGTTCTGCTCAAGCTAACTTCATCATAGTTAAGAACCGATTCCGCAACGGTTGTACTTTCTATAGTAGCGGGGTTCGTGACTGCGGCCATGTAGACATAGGTTTTAATTACCACCGTTCCCATAGGAGGCACGCATGGTAAGCCTTCCACTTGAGCAGTTTATTGAATCCGAAGAGTGGGTAGGCAAAGAAGGCCGGCTTCCTGATGGCCGCTACAAGTCTACTTGGGACGCTATTGGCGGAGTTTGGAACATAGGACCAGGGCTCACTAATGGTGTTACTCGCGATACGGTAATGACCAAGGAGCAGATAGACCAGGCTTATGCAAAGGAACTAGGACCTTTTGAAGAAGGGGTGCGCAAGTATGTTAAGGTTCCTGTCACGAATAACCAGTTTACAGCTCTTGTTTCGTTCGCTTACAACGTGGGACTTTCTGACTTCCATAGCTCTACTCTTCTTCGTTTACTTAATTCTGGAGAGGCTAACGAAGTTCCCGCTCAACTAAAGCTATGGGTGCATGGCCGCG